TCCTGATGAGGTAACTGTTAAAGCTGGTAAAGAGGTATAACCATTACCAATATCTATCATTCTAATATCTGTTATATCAGCATTACCTGTACCACTTTCTTGTACAACTTTATCTCCATGATAAGGGTCATCAACACCTGTTTCATCTTCTAAAATTAATTGACCTGTACCTGTACCACTTTCTAATGTTACACCACCATTAACAACAGAAACTTTTGCAGACGCAGTACCAGAACTAAAATTAATTACATCACCTACAGCGTAATTTGTACCACCATTATCTACGACAATTTCTTGTATAGGTCCAGGACCTATAGTATCTACTTTTAAAAGTGCTCCTGTACCACCACCAGTTACAACAACATCATCATCAACATTATATAATGCACCATCATTTGTAAGTGTTTTATTATCAATGATACTTGAAACTGTTAATGAAACTAAAACGTCATCATCTGTACTATCTGTACCTGTAATTGTTTCACCAGCAACAAAAGTACCAGAAACAGAATCATCACCTACAACTAATTCAGTAACTTCTACACCACCTATTAGAAATTTAAATACGTCTTCTACTATGGCAGTTGCTTTATTTACTGTAGCACTAACGGGATTATTTGCCTGTGTGATTGTTTGACCTATAAGATTTGTAGGTTCTGAAGTACCTAATGCTAAACAACGAATTATCTTTTTAGTATCCCATTTACCATCGGACACTCTTAACATTTCGTCTTTAGGATATCTTATTTCAGCGTCTTCATTTAAAAGTAATTTAAAAAATATTTCACTTGCACGTTTTGTACCTTTTGATTGATATAATGATTTAATGTTTTTTGTAAGATTTCTTTTATCTATATCTTCATATAATTTATCAGGTACACTTGTTAAAAATGAGTTTCTAAATTTAGATAAGAAACCTGATATAGTTTTATCTACATCAGCGTAATCTAAAAGTTGTTGAATATTTTGAACTGGGTTTGCTCTGTACTTACCTATAGTTGCCTCAGCACCTGAAGACGAACCTGTTATTAATTCACCTTCTATAAATTTGTTTTGATGAGCAACAAACAAACGACCACCACCATCAACGTCTTCTATTATTACTGTTGTCGTTGCACCAGATGTAGAACCTGTAATTGTTTCACCATTTATAAAATCACCATAACTTGTATCTTCTAAAAGAATATTATCGTCACCATCATCTTTACTTACATTTGTACCATTAAGTACAATCTTTGCAGCTGTAGTACCTTCTAATACTAGATGATCTGGATCGCCAATGTTTGTTAATGTGATCTCAGCTGATTCCATCAACTGATAATATGCTTTTATAAAGTCTAAAAATAATGGGTGATCTTCAAGTACAAAATCAGGTACTTGTGAATTTATAAGGTTTGATATTTTATCTTTAAAGTCGGCCATTTCATCTAATAACTACTAGTCGTGGTATATCCTATACCAGCGTTTGCTGAGCCTCCTGCTAATGTATCAGCCTCAACTGTAACTGAACTGTTTGCAACATCAATATCTAATACTTGATTTCTGATAGGAACAATATCGTTTGAATTAGGTTTAACCGTAACTTCTATAACTGTTGAAGCTGCACCTCTTACGTTTTCTATATTAGAAACATTTAAAGAGTTTACTTCAACTTTACCTGTTGAGTAATCTATTGTACCTTGTGAACTGTTAGCATATGATCTTACAGAACCATCATTTTTATATCTTCTTACATTACCTTGTCCATCATCATCTAAAAACCAAATACTTGTAGTATCGCCATCAATTTTAAATCCTGTTGATTCTAAAATACCACCTGAAGCAGAATTGTGACCTGAATGTGGATTGTATAATGCGTTTGCAAAGTTAATTGTATATTTTGTAGAACTGCCTAATGTTGGTACAAAAGATTTTCTCATTTTAATTGTAGTTATGTTTGATAAAATACTTGTATCTGTATCATCAATCAATCCTGTCAATTTAGAATATCTAAAAATAGTATCAAATGATTGTAAAGTATTTGCGTTATAATCTGTTATTGCTGTAACAACGTTTGATTTAATTGTGTCAGCAGTTTTAGGTGTGCTTGTTTCATCAAACTTAACGTTAGATGAAATTAATAAATCTGTTGTTTCAGGATCAATAATAACTGGTGTAACAGAAGCAACTGAATATTTTTTTAAATCTTTTACTATCTTTTCTTTTGTAGCGTCTGTAAGATTAGAACCACTTGTTGGTAAAATAGAAAGATAAACTCTACCATAGAATGGAGTTTCAGCGTCTTCACCACCCCAAGCACTAACTGATTGTGTGTTAGCATAAAGTTGTTTTACTTTTGATTTATAATCTTCTACTGTAACTGCTCTATCTTGTGACGCATAAAAATTAGGTGCGTTGAATTTTATACTTTGTAAACTTTCAGGTTCAGCACCACCTTGTGCTGATGAGTTAACAGTTGTAGTTACGTCTGTAAATCCAGAAATAGAACCTGATAATGTAAATGCAGTTGCACCGTTAGCTTCTGTTTTGTTTGTTACAACATAACTAATACTAATTATGTTACCATCGTCTAATGATTTACCAATTACACCATCACCAAAGTATATTTCAAATTGACCGTCTTCAGCCTCTTGGCAGAAATAAACTTTTGATGTATTATCTAATTCTGTTATTGAACTTGCTTTAGTGTATGTATTTTGTGTTACATCTGAAGCACTATTTTGTACTACAACTTTTATTGTAGTCGTATCTGCTCTATCACTAGGTATTATAAATCTTTGATCTATATCTTGGCTGTCATATGTGTAAGCATAGGTAACATATGTACCTTCGTAAACATTTAAACTTTGTGCTGTATAAACACTATCAATTGGTTGTACAACTTTGTCTGCTACTGAAACAAACGTGTAAGTTAAACCATCTATAGCTGAAGTAAATTTTGTACCTGCAGGAATTGTAATTGAAGCACCTGTACCATCGTTGATTACTAATTTTAAATCAGCGATTGGTGCTCTAGCAGAGTTAGGTGTGTAACCTACTAATTTAGCCAATGACGCAACACTTGATCTTAATTGTGCTGTGTCCATAAACATTTCGTTTGCTACGAAGTTTGCATTGTAAGCCAAGTAGTGTGTATTGTAAGCAAGTAGGTCAAGCAATATTGCCATTGAACTACCTTCAAAGTCGTAATCTTTAAATTCGTTTTGATTTGCTAAAAATCTTTTAAGTGCACCTTTTATATTTTCAAAATCTAATTCTGAAATTTCTAGGTTGTGTTGTCTTGCCATTTTATCTTACTCTTTGTAAAAATGTTGATATTGAAATAGGAGCTTCTGCACCATTAATTAAAACAGAAACCATAATGTCTATGCCATTATTATTTTCATCTTCCCGAACAACTACATCTTCTACTGAAACTCTAGGTTCGTATTTCTCAATTGCCATTGCGACTCTATCTTTGATGATTACCATCATAGGTTCGGTCATGTTCTCAAATAAGAAACCTCTTAAATTACAACCAAAGTCAGAATTAAAAGGTCTTTCATATTTGTTAGTTAAGATTATATTCTTAACAGCTCTCTTAATTGCCTGTACATCAAATAATCTTGCAACATCTTTAGTAGCAGGATTTTTAGTAAAGTTTAAATTCAAATCTTTGTAAATACGGTTTGATCGTTTACTTTGATTCGTTGTACTTGCGTCATAGTTTGAATAGGCCATAACTATATTTATATGACTTTACAGACCATTTACTAATACATTTAAAGAAGTGAGTATCATTGCACCTGAATCAGCACTATCAGTTGTACGACCCCAAGGTATACCACCTATCTTTACATTTGTTGATCCTTTGTTTAAAAAGGCTACGTGAATAGAACAAGGTGGAATAATAGGTGGAACCTCATGTGATACCGTCGGAGTTCCCATAACAGCACCATAGATACCGTTTGCCTTTACTGTTCTTACTAAAGAGGTTGCTAAATTAGTGGTTCCATCACAAGCATGGCCTGTAGTTAACAAATCTCCTTCTCTAGCTGCCATATCTTTGTTTTGCCTCGGCTTGCCTTTGTTCTCTTTCGGCTCTTTCTTTTGCTCTTCTCTTTTCTATCTCAATTGATTGACGAATCTTCCGTCCTACTGGTATTTTTACCGAATCTACGATTTTTTTGCCTTTTTTACTAATATATTCAACGCCAATAAACTCATCCTTGAAATCCCCTTGTACAGACATGGTGGCTTTCTTCAAACTCATGGCTTCCTTCTCTTTTTCGTCACCTGATTCGTTCCAGAACTTAAAAATTCTCATTTTTTTCATAATTTCCTCAATTTTTGTGTTTTTCTACTATTTATAAGGGTTTTTAGAGAACAAAACAAGAACATATGCCATTTTTTTCCATTTTTTGCTTGATTTTTATGTAAAAATACGGTATTATAATAGTATGTACAACAAAAAAACAAAGGACAACACAATGATAGACAAATTAACAACATTTTCTGCCGTTATATTCGTAATGAGTATGATCGGTGCTACTGGTGCTATAGAAACCGATCAATATTTACTTGGTGCTACAATGACACTTATTGGTGTTATTACAGGATTAACAACAATCAGTTTATCTAACAAATAATGAATAATAAAAAGTTAAAAACTGCAATTAAGAAACTTGAAAAGAGAGTTGCTTACGGAAACAAGTTATTAAAGACAAAATCTCTATTTCAAGTAATACAAATAATGAAAACTAAAAAGGATATATAACACTATGGCTAATCAAAACATTATGGTAAACAATTTATCAATCGTAAGAAACATTGCATATAAAAAAATCAAAGATATGTCTAAAGATGTGAAGGAAATCGTTCAAGTTGAAGATGATCTTTTAAAAAGAATTGACATTAATATGAAAAACGCTATTAATAAAATTATCAACGACTATAAATGTGAAAGATTAACAGGCGTAGTTAAAATTAAATAAGGAGACACTATGAAAGATACACAATTGAAAAAAGATATTATGAACATTGCAAAGGCAGAGTCTGCTGATGGTATTACAATTTGTTGTGGTACCTTGTTTACAAAGTTTAATGTATCTGTACATCAACAAATGGCAGATAGTTTAAAACTTGCTTTACAGACTTTCTTTGACAACAGAAAGAAAAATGATTGCGTTGTTAAGATGTCAGGTCCTATGGGTGCTGATGAAGAATATGCTTACGACTTTGTACCTGTTGTAGATTTTAGATTAAATGGAATGGGAATATAATGTTTAGACTTTGGATAACTATAGTAATATTTTCTTTTATATTTACTGCTATCGCTGTATTTGCTGAAGAACATGACGTTTGTAAACATGAACAAAAATATAGTCAGATATGGTACATCAATGGTTGTGATGGTGAAAAATTAGAAATCAAAAA